GGTGCACCGACAGGTCAAGGGCCTTGATGTTCTCCGTGTCGAGTGCCCGTGTGGTGTAGATATTGGGCTGCCCCTCGTCTATCTGCTTGGCGATGTTGACCATGGATAGGCGTTCGGATTCCGTGGAAACGATGATCTTTGACTGGCGCATGTTGGTTGAATTGATTTCGATCGTCCGGTCGATTTGCGCGAGCTTCCGGGCATAGATTTGCACGATATCCATGTCTGGCACGCGTAGGTAGTTTGAATAGATCGGCACGCATTCCGTGGGTTTCAGGGTCTTTTGGATGTGTCCGCCCCCGGTCACATGAAACGACGTGGGGTTGTCGTACATGTTGTTTTTCCCGAACCCTGTGGCCTTGAGTGCGAGATAGCGCCTGTATTCCTTGGCGTAGTAGAACACCACCAGCCCGGAACGCATGAGTTCCAATTCAAGAAATCGCTCGTCAATCGTGGGCGGCATTCCATCCCACTTGAACCGGTTGGCGGAAAGTTCCTGCAGCACGCGGATGTACATGCTTTGCAGTTGCGCCGTTTCCACGTTGACGGGGTTGTAGGCGAACGGTTGCCCCGTTGCCAGGAATGGCGCGTAGAAATCCGATGTCACGCGGTCGCGCTTGTTTTTGCTCACAGTCTCACACCCTCCAATGGGGAATTATCCCCAATATCCACTGTTCCAATGTCGTCGGGATTCTTCCACACGGTAACACCCTTTTCAAAAATACCACGAATTGCCTGTTTGAAGATTTCCGGGCACCGCGTGGAGATGAGATACGTTTCCCTCATTTTCCAATAAGTGAAACGGGACATGACCATAAGTGAATCCATCTTGTGGAATCGGTTGATGGCGTACCCGTAACGCAACCAGAATTCACCGATGCTGTTGACGACCCCCTGTTGCAGCATTTTGAGTTTGATGTCAACACCCCACTGGTATTGCGCGAGGTTGAACGCGTCCCCTCCGATCTGCCCTGATGTCGTGGGTTGGGTCAGCTTGGCATCCTGGATTTTGGCGTTGATCCCGGCAATGGCGTTTGAGTAGTCACCCTGTGAAGCGAACATGGCATAATCGCGGTTGCTGTCGCGCATGTATCCAGCGGTGGCATTGCTGATGTTCTGGGAACCCTGTGCGGCATTCCCTGAAATCGTGTTGGCCTGATTCCGTTGGTTGTTCCCGATGGCAAGGGATACCCCGGCATTTGCCGCCGACATGGCACCACCGACGATCCCCAGGGGATTGCCTGACATGATCCCACCGGCAACACCATTTACTGCCGATTGTGCGGCCCCGAATGCCGCCGTGTCGTTGGCAAGGGCCGTCTGTGCATTTCCGGTGCGGATTCCCAGTGATGTCTGTTGTTGGGCGGCACTCATGTTCCGGGACGCTTGGTTGTAGCTGTTTTCAATCCCGGCTTGCGTCCGCTGTTGCGACCAATCCGCCGTCTGGTGCTGATACGCAATGCCGTTGCGGTTGGACGCCATGAACGACATGTACCCGTTGTTCACCACGGAGAACATGGGGAAGTCTGAAATGCCGGTGGCGAAATCCAGGAATTCCCCACCGTCGTTGAACGGGTAGTTGCCCTGGAAAGTGGCTTCCTGCTTTCCACTGTTGTAGCGGAACGGGTAGATGACCAACCGCGCGCCGGGTGGTGCGAAGTGTGGAAGCATGACGATCCCACCATCTGATCCCCACGCTTCCGGTTTCAGGATCAACGGTTGCCCGTTGTAAGTGGTTAGTTCGATGACCATGTACGGGTAGACAAGGAACTTGGACAGGTGGCGGTAGCGTGTGGGAAGCAATGCCTTGGCGTCGTCCTGCCATCCCTCGGCGGGGAAAATCGTTTTGCCGGGGATGGTCCCCGCGCCAGCGCGCTTTACGCCGACACCTGCAATGGTCAGTGTTGGGCCGGGGATGTTGAATTCGTCTGGAATGGCTTGCACTGAAATGATGCCTTGTGTGATCCATGGCTTATCCGCCACATCATCCAGGAATGTCTTGAAATCCGACACGGTATCGAAAATGTAGATTTCCGCCCCGTTGGGCAGGTTTTCCATTTCACTACCGGTGGCACTGTTCAGCTTGGGGTCATCCACGGTGCCATAGGGTTTGTCAAACGCAACCGTCGTTACCACCATGATATGGAAATCAGGTGTACCGGAACGGGCTGATGAGAGTTTGTGGGTGTAGTTTTTCTGGATTTGGTATTCCGCCCCGATGTCCAATCCCTCGGGTGTGACAAGGTATGCCTTGCCGCCATCGGTCATTTGGAATTCGTTTGCAATGCCGATGTGTCCACGTTCCACATAGCAGTTGCCGAATTGCACATGGTTGAAGAATGTCTGCCACACATCCAACTGGATAACCAATTCGGTCGTGCCAGGGGCCACGAAACGCACTTCATTGATGAAGTAGTAATAAGTACGCTGGAAGTCCCCGCTGATGGGCATGGCGTCGTTGCGAACGCGCAAGTAGTTGTAGTTCATGGCATCGTTGAACGGAATCGGCAATCGGACAGGGACACCAAACCGTGCGTAGGTCATGTTGTCGATGACATGGCCGGTGCCGTTCTGGTTGGCCCGATGGTCGATATAGGCGTCCAGCTTTGATTGGGAATCAAAGTTGACAATATCCCGGTAGTCGGAGTTCCACGGCACGGAGGTAATGGTTACCTCCGTGCCGGGGGTCCAAACAGCGTAGTTGAATTCATTACCGGCGTTTGTGTCCGGTGGTGGCATGTGGGCATTTACCATGGGTCCGGTTACTTTCCGTTTTGGGTGTTCAGGTATTCCTGCAGGGCCGTGGTGGTCATTTCCCCCCACTTCCCATCCACTCTACCAGAATACAGGCCCTTGGATTTCAGGAATTCCTGCAGGGCCTTGACGGAAAGGGTCTTGAAATCCCCGTCAATCTTGCCCTTGTAGAATCCGAGGTCGGCCAACCATTCCTGCACGGCGATCTTGGTGTACTTCTGGAACTTGCCATCCACGGCGCGGGTGTACTTGCCGATGGCGCGCATGAGGATTTGCAACGCCGAAACCGTCTTGGCCTTGAACACGCCATCCTCTGCCAATTCGGCATAGTCGGTGGGTTGGTTGGTCGCCTTGGCAGGTGCCACGTACCGAGGGGTGGAAATGACCTTGACGCCGTTGACGTCGTTGGTCCAACCGATCAAACGCCCCTTGGAATAGTCCTCAAACCATTCCACGCCCACGGTTTCCACAGTCCCCTTGGCGCTGATGTTGGTTCGCATTCTGCCGTTCCCCGCATACAGGGCAATGTGCCCCGCCGGGACGCCGGGGATGGTGAAGTGGATGGGCGCGCCGACCGGGATTCCCGCCGTGTCGTCGGTCTTGTGTTTGTACTTGGACTGGTCCCAGGACTTGGCGGCGGTCGGGACGATGGCGTTGACGCCGTAGGCGTGGCGGACGAACTGCAAGCATAGGCCCTTGTAGCCACGGGTGACCTTGTTTGCCCAGGACATGGCCTGTGCCGGTGTGCGAACTGACATGTTGTGTCTCCTGTTGTGCTGTTGGTTGGTATGGCAACGGCCCCGATCCGGGATCGGATCGGGGCCGTCCAGAGCGCCACATGCCCCGTGTGCTACCCGCTACGCCGGGTCGCTCACAGTGACAGTGTACACCACGTCATCACCGCCAGTGGCGAGGTTGACGGTGATGGTTGAACCGTCCACGTCGATGTTGACATTGTCGGGTGCCACGCCCTCCACCACCACATCGGCGGCGGTCACGGGCTGCACGGCCTTGACGGTGCCGGTGGTCCCGTCCAGGTCAACGGCATTTCCCTTGACGGTGATCCCCGTCACGCTGTCACCACCGGGCCACACGGGTTCGATGGGGTCTCCCGCCACGGTGAGCGCGAGGGTCTTCGAGAACCCATCCTTGAGCGGGTTGGCCGGGTCGCGCCAGACGGTCGTGGCCTTGACGGTGAGGGTTTCGGCATCCTCCTGGGGGCCGATCCGCAGCACGCCCGTGGGGGAAACGTAGGTGCGGTCATCGCTGTTGCCGGTGAGCGACCATGCAACGCCCGTGTTGACCTCCGAATCCGAACCGGTGATCCCCTCGGCATACAGTGCGTAGTATTCGCCTGGTGCGACCGTGGTGGGGGTGTCGCCATTGCGGTCCTCGACCGTAATGTCGGTGATTCCAGTGACATTGTAGGACACGTTGATGACCTCCGAACCGCCCTTGGACGTGAACAGCACGGCGGGGGCAAAGCGGGATGCCGACGAAATGCCGTGGTGGTGCAGGAAGTAGTTGGTGTGCAGTCCTGCAGGGTTGCGGATTTCCTCGGCACCAAAATAGGTGTCGGCCATGACAAAGAAATCCTTGGTCGTAAGGATGGCCTGTGCCCCGTCGATGTCCAGATGCTTCGATGGGATCGGGATGACACGCCCGTGCATGGCCGACCGTTCCATGTTGAACGCACCTGCCAATGCTTCCACGTCCACAGCGGCGTTGAATTCGGGGGTCGTGAAGATGACCAAATCCTCACGTTCCGCGAACGTCGGCATGTGGGCGGCGTTGTATGCCGTATCCATGAACGTCATGGAATCAGCTTCGGCACGGAGCTTCCGAAGTGCCAGCCGCACATCCTGTGCATCGGATTCCAGGTTCCGCGCGTCGGGTACGTGCACCTTGTGGAATCCATCGTTCTGCTCGTACCGGGCGAACAGAGAGACGGTCTGCACGAATTCGTCCCATGCGTCCGACCGTGCCGGTGCCGCCATGAGGTCGGAAACGAACGACGACAGGCCGCCCTGCTCGTTCAGGAACGCTCGTTCCAGCAGGGTCTGGTTCACGGAAACCTTGTAGTATTCCTGGCGGTTGATCCGGTGGAAGTTGGCCTGTACATCCGGGATTTCGACACCCCAGATTTCCTTTTCCATGTGTTCGCGGTCGGGGTCGTAGGTCCGCGCCTTGATGAGGCCGACCATGATTTCCTCGATCGTGTCGCCGCCGGTCAACAGACCCTGCTTGAAACCCACCAGGGGGTTGTCCCACACCTTTCCGCGCATGATGACCATGCCGATTCGGTTGATGAGGGTGGAAACAAATTCGTTCCACAAGGGCCTGTTGGTCTGCAGGTGGCGTAGCGTCTCGGACAGGTTCGCCTGGGTGGCATCCGGGACACGACGGTTGTATTCCAGGGACGCCCCGGAGCGGATGTCCGCGAGGATTTCCGTGTTGGTGAGTCCCTTTTTCAGGACGGGTACGTTGACGGGCATTGCTAGCTCTCCTTGGTTTCGAACAGGGTGGACCCTGTTACTTCATCGGGTGTGTCCTCGGGGTCCGAGTCGTCGGGCATGTGCTCCCCCTCGCCCGTGGGATCGTTGGAGGGGAGTTGGTTCAGGAGGTCGCCATTCTGTCCCTGCAGGTTGGCGATTTCACCCTGCAACTGCTGGATCACCCCATCCTGTTCCGCTGCATGTGCCAGCGCGTCGGCAAGGGCCTGTTGCGATTCGGAAACCTCCGACGTGTGCAGGTTGGTCAGGTCGTCGTAGATCGTGTCCGGTGGCCCGTCCTCCCCGGCATCGCGGAGTTGTGCGAGCATTTCCTCAAATGTCATGATGTCACTCTCTTATGGTAAGCGAAACGCCCCGGCGCTAGGCCGAGGCGTTTCTGTTCGGGCGCTGGATCAGCAAGGGACCGGCTAGCTACAGCCCACCCTACCACGGGACCGATTCAACGGCAGCGTTTCCCATGGCGGAATCCCGTACCGGATTTCCAGCACCACGCCTAATCGGTGGGCTGCTCACCGGAAGTGTCGATGCCATGCTTGGCGGCGTAGTCGTCCAGGGCTTCCCGGACGATCGCAGGCAATGCCTTGCGTGCGTCCCAGTGGTGGGCGTCGAACGCCTGCCAGTATTCGACAGGGACGGTAGCGGCAAGCTGCTTGCCACGGTTGGAGGTTTCGGGGGTCTGGGTCTTGGCCATTGTGGCGACTCTCTTTCGTGTGTATCCGTGGGGCTTTCCCACTGGTTAGAACCTATCACATTATTTCTTGAGTTGGTAACTGGTTTCAACCAGCACGATTCCACCGGGCACCCGTTTGGGTACGAGTTTCCCGGATATGGCCCGTCCGGTCAGGAAATCCTTGTATGTCAGTTGCGCGGCGATCGGTTCCGGTAGTCCTGCAACGTGTATGACATCCTCGCCATCATCGGTCGTCTCCATATAGGCTTTCGCACGGAGGAATATCGCGGACCGGAAAACATATTCCCGCTTCCACGCGCCCAACCGTGACGGGTGGATGTCCAGGTTGTCGGGGTCATCGTCCGCCAAAAGATGCAAGGAATCGGTGTCGGCGTAGGCAAACGCCCCGTAATTGGCCTGTGCCGCCCTGATGGTCACATCCCGTGCATAAGCGGTGATGAATACCCCCATGGCCGTATAAATGGGGTTCCGCGTCTCCGGTTCTCCATCCACCAGGGAAACCACGTTCCCGTCCCATTCGGGTATCTTGCCGGTAATGTCTGTCCGGGTGGCAAACTTTCCATACAGGCTGTTCAGGTGGAGCTTGGCAATGGCACGCATTCCACCCGTGCTGTTGGCCTTGACCGCCATCCACTTGTCTATGTAATTACAGAACATTCCCGCAACACCTTGGAATTGCCACGCACCATTGTAGCTGTGAATATCCATATCGTAGTGGTCCTGCCACAATTCCAAGTCGATATTGGAAATCGAAACCGTTACAGGTTCCTTGATATGTGTCTGGTATTCGGTTGACTTGAAATGTGGGTCGCCTTTTATTTGAATACAGGGAATGTGATTTTTCCGTAGTTTGGCGGTAAAGGTTATGGAAACAATGAACAACGGCCACTCGGCATCCACAACCGGCAAACCCTCACAGTAGCGGGGTTCCCCATAAGGCAATATCCGGTCATACATGACGGATGGATACAGGCTATTCACGTCATAAGTGCGCCCCTGTCCCAGTTTCCTGCCACTGAAACGTGGGTCCGCGTAAGTGAATCCACCCCGATAGGCCAACCGGATTTCGTTATCCATCGTTTCCGACAACACGGGGAATGCACTAAGAAATGTCTTGGGGTCAATGATCCGCTTGTATTCCTCCAACGAGTCACTACCCACGGTGAGTTTTGTCATTCCAACATCCAATTCTTCCTTGATCGCACGGGCGACAATCAATACATCACGGGCCAGGTAGTCGCGTTCCTCCATGGTGAGCACATGACCTACAGGCCGGTGCTCGTGATAATCAATATCCCCCTTGACCTCCGGTTGGTTGAACATTTCCGCAATGGTCTTCACGGTGAACGGCAGTTTTTTCGCGGAATCCCGGAATTCCGTTTTGGTGCCACCGGGCCACTTCACGGTAATCGAATAGAACTGGCCCATGTCAGAAATCAGGGTTGAAAATTCCCTCGGATACAGCCGCCTATCCGTACTGTGCTCGTAGTCGTTGCGGAACAGCCAATCCAGGATGAATGCGCCATCGAATTTCAGGTTGTGGAAATAGCATATGGCGTTTTCCCGTTGCATGATCTGCATGAATTCATCCAGGTCGTTGCCCATGCGTACATCGAAATGTGATGCCGTGAGATTGACGTTAGCCAACCCCCACGCCCATACGCGGCAATCATCGGGGTCGGTCGTTGTTTCAAAGTCAGCGGCAAGGTTATAGCGTTTTTGCCCACTCAATTTGTTTTAGCGCCTTATCTAGTGCCCTATCGGCCCTGTCTGCCATCCACTGTTGCGAAGCTTTCCCGTCTTTACGGGATTTATGGATTTGGTACTTGGGTTCTATTTGTTGCGCAAAATCCGTGAATTGCCACAACGCGGCAAACTGTTCAGCCGTAAGTCCCTTGGCGGCTTTCTTGATATCCGGCCGCCCCAAAAGGCCGATCATCTTGTTTGCGCCCGTCCGCCACTTCCGTAAACGCTTTGCATGGTATTCCGGTGAAGTCTTGCGTTTCAGGTCAGCCGTGAGTTTCTTCAAATGTTTTTCACTTGCGGCCCCACGCGGTGACATGTTCCGTTTCATGGAGGTCTGCCCTACTTGGGTTCCTGCCGTGGGATGCTTGGGGGTTACCATGGCGGCACGCTCACCAACCGTCATTCCGGTTGTGGGGTTTTGCACATCCTTGAACTTGTCAAATTGTTTTTGCCCCACGCGGTTATAGGCACGCTCGGCACGTTTGTATTCATTCCACGTGGATTTGTTCATGGGGCGGCGGTGGGCATCCGCGACGTATTGCGTCCCCCGTGACTGGAATGCATCCAGCTTGTTCAATTGGTTGCGTAGTTGGGACTCGTTGTACCGGTTGATCCGTTGCCTGTCAACGCGGGGGTCCAATCCATGCGCCCCGAGATCGACCTTTTGTTGCCGGTTGATCCGGGATACCTTTTTCCCGGCGTCCCGTTGTCGTTGTATGACCATTTCCCGCAATGCTTGGATTTCAGCTTTTGTTGCCATATGGAACAGGCCAGGGACGCCGCTAAGCGTCCCCGGCCCGGTTTGTCACCCCTTTGCAGGACTAGGCGAACTTGAGGTTGATGAACTTCCCCTTGGCCGCCTTTTCGTTGTAGGCGGTGACATTGATGCTGGACGGCCAGGTGCTCGGTTCCCCGAGGACGCCCAGCCACGTCTTGAGGGTGCGGTACACGACCGGCGACGTGACATGGTACGACTTGCCATCGTCGGCCAGGATGACCACACGCGGCTGGTTCTGCAGCACGCCCGTCTCGTCATTCTTCATCATGACGGGCTGGATGACCACATGGCGCATGGCGATAGGCTTGTTCAGGTTGTCGGCCAGCGGCTCGGAATTTCCGAGGGCCTGTGCCACGCGGAGCTTGTCATCGAACGTGTCCGACTTGAGGGATGAGTAGACCCCGGCGTTGCCGTGGCCCATCTGGGACAGTTCGGCCCCGAGGTTGTCCCCGCTGTCGATGGTGACGATTTCGCCCGTGGTTTCGTTGATCTGTTCGGACATGGTGGCGTCTCGCTTTCGTGTTGTGTCGGCCCGTGTTGGCCTGACAGGAAACGACAATACACACACTGCCCGGAGTGTGCAAGTCGAGTGCTAGAAAAACTTTCCCGGGAAATTCCTGCATATGGGGTTGTGTACGCGGGAATCGTGGTATGCTTGTATTACAGACAACGGAACGCCACACAAACCGAAAGTTGGAAACGCAAATGAACATGACAGGTTTTGAAATCGTCAAGAATGGTCATCGCGGCGTAGTCGTTGACGGTATCCCAAAGAAATCCGGTCCCAATAAAGGCAAAATTGAAGTCATGTGGATTGGGGGATCATGGACTGTTTCGGCAGTTCCACAGGAATTGACGATCATTAACAGGGGTGGTAAATGAATCCCGACGAAATAGCAGGGCTCACCCTCATCATCGCGGGTATACTCGTACCCACCATCACCATATGGAAGGATCGCCACAATGCCTGAAAAGACCCTCATGAAATGTGGATGCTGTAACCAGACCATTCGATCGTGGGAAATTGGAGAGTCGGTGAATTTCAGTCATAACACCGTCTTTCGCACCTGGGACGACCGTGTGCACATCCACAATCACGGTCTGGATGTATTCGTGCATGAATGCCCCAAACCATTCCCAATCATCCGCATTGCCCTCTGGTGGCACAAAATCCGCCATGGGTCACGAGTCGACTACATGATAAAGATTGGACCCGAATCATGGCACAAGAGCCAATCAAACTGAACAAAATCCTCGCAGAATGGGCATCCGCAGATGACACCGACCCCTGGCACTGTGCATGGTGCGCCGACGCCACACCACCCGACGACCGACCCTGCCCCATCCACCAGCCCAGCCTATTCGACGGCCCAACAGACTGTCCCACCTGCGGTGGCACCTGGGACGACGATCAAAACGTCTGCTGGAACTGTAGCGATGATGCTGGATCACCGGACCATGGAGTTACGGCCTATGTCCTGGACAACAACGGGATTGTGCACTACAACACAACACCAATGGCCGATGAACGCACGGCAGTGGAAGCTGCACTCAACACACATGAGGGAAATGCACAATGAGTGACTACACCGAAATGCTCGACAACCAAATCCTAGAAACCCAGGAAAACGTGAATGAACTGAAAATCCAACTGGAATCACAGATGCGAACCCTACGGGCACTCGAACGGGCACGCGACAAGGAACTCAACCGCGAACAATTAAAAACACAAATGAACGCGGCATACGGCTACGGTCGCAACGGGCTCAACCTCGGATGCCCCTCCATGTACAACCTCTGGAACAAGGGTATATCCTGCTCGCTACTCGCGGGACACAAAGGGCCACACGTCAACCGGCAACACGCCTGGATCAACAAGGATTAAGGAACATACCATGATCGGCCTCTGGCAAGTCATCGACCCATTCACAGGAAACATCATAATGCAAGGCACACGCCAACAATGCGAAACCTACCAACGCACCATGGCACCCCAATGCGTGGTACAACCCAAGACAGGATACTGACATGGGCTGCGAATCATTCATCATCACAGGCGACACCATGCACCAATGCGAACTACCCGTACACCACCTAGGCCCACACCTAGACGGATACTTCACCTGGCTCGCAGGAGACCAAGAGTAACCACCCCACCCCACACACCACCACAGGCACCGGCACGACACCACACCGTGCCGGTGCCTTTCC